CTAAAATGATCTTTTTGAATGGAGATTACAAGGCCTCGACGGACAACCTGCGAGGATGGGTTTCGGAAACCCTTGCCACTGAGCTATCTTCTTTACTTATTGAAAATAGGAAAGAAGGCGATGATAGTTATACTATCGACCTGGAACTTCTAATTAGAAGTTTGACACAGCATATTTTTGTGTTTCGAGATGATGATAAAATTATCACTCATCAGTTACCACAGCGGGATGGTCAATTAATGGGATCTATATCCTCTTTTCCATTTCTCTGTTTAGCAAATGCTGCCCTTTGTCGATTGTCTATGGAGCTTACTTCTGGAAGAAAATATTTTCTTCATCAGTTACCTCTCTTGGTTAATGGCGATGACTGTACTATGGTAGGTCATCGTGGCGAAGAGTCCTTTTTCCAACCTTCTGTAGGTTTAAGGGATATCTGGACTAAGATAACCAATTATGCGGGTCTTACCTCTAGTCAGGGGAAGACCATTTTCTCTCTTCCACATAAACCAATGATTGTCATAAACTCAATGACTTTCGATTGGAATGGGGATAAGTTTTTAGAGAGGAAGTATGTACCCCTCGGTATTATGATGAATAAACCGAGAAGTGGGATTACTGGAATCGCAAATGAGAGAAATTATTATGCTCTTGGTTCTTTACATAGAGAACTGCATCGTATGACTCCTGAATTTATCTGGCCCGTTGTAAGTGAGAATTTTATCTCCAACGTGAAACCGATTTTGTCCCAATGCCCGAATATTCCGTGGTATACACCCGAGTATCTGGGGGGGCCTGGCCTCTTACCAAAAGGTGAGGTCCCATTTCATGATCGAAAACTTTTCACTACTATGATTATGTATTATAGTAGGTTTGATCTTAATTCATCCTTTAGACCTTCAAAAAATCGTACTCCATCAGAATGGAAGTTTAACGATCATGTAAGGAAAAGTTATGATGAATTGGGAATTAAAGAAACCAATTTTGTTAAAACAATAGATGGTGGAGAGGAAGTAGACATGGATGCTGAAGCACAAACCCTCTATAAGTTGAAGGTTGTGGATTCTCTTTTTAAATGCGGCTCAGATCTTTTCATCCAAACAGATGAGGAATCAAAGCGTTATTATAAGAAGCAGTATCGTCGTACATTACGTGAGAACATGAATTATCATACGAAATTCCAGAAAATTTCGGAATCGATGAGGTCTGTTCGTGTACGCGAATGGGAGGATATCGTCTATAAAAGGATCGAAGGCGACTATCCGGTTATTGGATCCGCAGATCTACGTAGTGAAAATGAGAAAAACTCTATGATGGAATGGCTGAATAGTCAATATTCCCCTGAGCAGATTCCCTTTGCTGTAGATCAAGTCCATCAGTAGTGATGGCCTTTGTTGGTATTGGATTCGGTCTCCATAGGTCTATACTTAAGAGCGAGTAGTTATCGCTATATAAATTTCTCAGATAAGTTAAGCCTATTCGATGAAGATGCCTGCATTGATACGGAAGGAAAACCGTGGTTACAATGCCGATGATATGAGAGTGTGTGTTACGTAGGAAATCTAATCCTATTTATCCAATTGGAAAGGACGTATAGATCACTATCTCAAAGCTCA